GAACCTTCAATTTCCATACGATAAATCTTTCCCTCCCAAACTATATCTGCAAAAAAAGACTCCCCAACAGGTTCTGGATGAGAATCTGATCCATTTATATAGAGATTCCCGTTGAAATCTCCAGCAATATTTACGCTCTCTGAGATGAATTGTTGAAATGATTTCATTTTAGTTACAGTTCCAACGACGGAGTGCTTTATTGATTCTTGAATCTGGATCTCTTGCAGTTTCTGCAGAGGTTAGTCTATCTTTCATACCTTTCATTCTGCTACAAAAAGATTTACGACGTGCTGCTCTTTTACCTGTTGGTTTCTTTTCAGTTACTGCGGTCTGTAGTTTTGAACCTGGATTCTCTCTACGATATGCATCAACTGCTTTCTGACTTAATCCATCAGTTTTATCTTTACGATTTACTGATTGCCAATCTTCTACCTGCAAGAGTTGCTCACCTGGTTTAATATCCGAAATGTAGAATGATTGAACTTTAGAACCTGGATATACTTTTTCAATTTGATCTTGAACGTCCTTCTTGGTTGGTTTGGTTACTTGTGGGAAGAACATCTTGATTGCATAATACTTTCCTCTCCAATTCAAAGTCACTAAAACAATATTACCAGTTTTTGCGGGAAGACGAACTGACTCACCAACCAGTTCACTACCGATTCCTTTAGATGGTTTTAGTGGTTCTGGTCTTACTATGTCGATAAATTCTGCTTGAATATTCCCATTTGCATCTTCAACAGAAACTGATTCTGACTTATTGCCCCAGTTCTTTGCACCAACTTTACGACACTTGACTAAAGCGCCAGAAGCATATGCAGAAGGCCAAACTTTATAACGAGACTTTACTTTACTATAGCAAGCATCTTTCTCACCTTTTGCTTCTTCAATATCAATATGATCACCAACCTCAATATTATTCTCTATAAACCAACCTCTATTGACTTCTAATGCACATAATACTTCTCCATCAGAATAAACAGGACTTTCATCAAATGGTTCTAACTCTTTGATACTCTCAATAATTCCATCTTCAGTAATAAAAGCAATATCGAGTGGAATTCTGGTTTCAGTCATATGGAATGACTGCTGAGCGACTTCATCAAAAATAAACAACATACCGCTGTTTTGATCTAAACTTTCACGGAACATAAGTCCGAGATTAAAGTCTCTAATATTAGTTGGTATTTCAATTTGAAGTGGAAGAGTCACAAACTCTTCGTTAGTTACATAATCTGCTGCTGTATCAATATAGTCTGCTGCTTTTGTAATTTTGGATTGAACCCAAGCTTCAAGGTTCCCTTCTCCTTTTTTACCCATTTTTTTCTCTAATCTCTTCGCAGCATTTTTAAGAGTCTTTAACTCAGAACGAGCCATAGAGTATTCATGATCTTGCTTTTCCTCACCAACGGCAACGCAATTGGGAACTACTTTATTTCCTTTCTTTTTCATACCTTTTTGAGTATAACCTTGCCAACATTTTTCATCCAGATTTAGTTCTTCATTTGCTGGAACAATTGTTGCGATAGAATATCTATCCCAAACTTTAGGACCATAAGAACATTCTTGTCTTGATTCTCTCTTTTTACACTTTGTACAATAACGAATCTCTTCTTTTGCTTCTGTTTTCACGTTAATTGCCTTTCCCGATCTTTCTGGATTTGGGTCTTGACGGTTCTTACGTTCAAATGCATTCTGCTCTTCATCATCCGAAAGTGCTGCTTTCATTTTACTGGAACCACATTTTGGTTTTGTGGTTTGTCCTGGTTGTTTTGCACAGGGTTTTCCTGCATACTTGCCACCAAGTTGTACCCATCCTGGTTTTCCATCAGAAGACTTACTCTTACTGAACCAGTCATGCAAAGAACTATCCCCAGATTTAGTTTCTTCGTAAGCAAGTCCTCTTTTAGTATGCTTTAATTCTCCCTTTTGTTTTGCAATCAGTTTTCTAGATAAAGTTTCTGCATCAACTCCAGATGGATTTTCGTCAGGAGTTTTCTTTTTGGGATTATCATAAACATCCACATCACCATCAGCATCACGATCAACATATTGAACTGTTGCGTGATGAACTAATTGTTTTAGATCTAAGTTAGGATCCAACTGATGTTGTTTTCCTTTTAGATGTGGTGTTTTGTGGGAGAATTTTTGGTATTTCATTCAACTGGTTTTGATTTAGTCTCTTCACCTTTTGCTCTTTTTCTTCTCGCAGCACAATGAGCGCGTTGAGAAAATCCTTTTGGATTTGAGCAATCAATACTCTTTTTATATTTATTAGTCCACTCTTCTTGAAACTGTTTAAATGTCTTCATACTTCTATTGCAGTAAAAACGACTTTGAATGTGGTGTCACTTGCGAATGCAGGATATCCAAGTAGTCTTAATGATCCACTGCTTATATCCGTTGAAAACGTTGCAATTCCTATTGGTTGATTAATAGTTCCATATTCAGTCATGTAAGTGGTTGTACCGTCATGAATTACATTAATAGTTGTCATATTATAATTTGTACCTTCAGTCACTTGGATTTGATAATTAGCAGATCTATAAGTTGATGCGCTTATGGACATAACAACTGCTGGACCTAGACCGGAAGTTGTCAATATTCCTGATTGTATATCTCCTGCTATTAACTCTAAGTTTGATGCAGAAACTGGAGCAAAGGTAAATTCACTTGTAGATGCATTGTATCTTAAAAATCTACCATCACCAAGATTTGTACTATCTACATCGCTCAATCCAACAAGAGTTGAAGGTCCACTGCTCAGCGCAGTGCTTGCAATTCCAACCCAATCGGTTCCATTGAAGATTAGAAGTTTATTCTGACCAGTGCTTTCATCAAAGCTAACATCAGCAAGATCTTTTACAAATCCAGCACCACCGCCACCGATGCTTGCAAGTTGCATCTGAACTCGGTTAATAAAAATTCTGTAATGATCTTGTAAATCTTTAAGAGTTACATAATCTTTATCTAAAGGCGTTAATGGATCTTTATTTTTTGTTGATGGGGGATCTGTAAGATCTTCAGTTAAAAGTTTTTTCTCGTCAAATTTTTCTAATATCGTTTCTAATTGTGAGATTCTTTCAAGAAGTTGATTGTTTTTCTTCTCAATATCATCAATTTTTATTTTAGATAAAGTTTCTTTTAAAGTATTTTTTGCATCTTGAATATGCTTTTCATTTCTTACAAAGTTAATCTCTAAGTCTTTTACTTTATCTAAAATATTTTGTTCAAAATATCCAACTTCATTTTTTAAAATATCATAATATTTTGTTGTGCTAATGTCTAGATTATTTTGAAGATCGCTAACATCTTTGGTTAAATTTTCTTCTAAGTTTATTATTTTTTCTGAGAAAGTATTAAGTCGGTCAGAATAACTTTCAAGTTTCTTATTTTCACTTATTTCTCTATTTTTAAAATCTTTATATAGATTTTCATAAGTTTTCGATATTGATGTTATTTCTGCTTTAGAGTCGTATATAAAAGATTCTATTTCAGAAATCTTAGAACTTAAAGTTTCATCTATATTATTTTTTTCTTGATTTACTTTTTCTTCTAATTCTTTAACCGTTTTACTTACGATCAAGATATTATTTTCAATATTTTCAGTTAATCTTTTAATTTCACTTTCATTCTTAATAGACGACTCTACCAATATATTTCTATATTTTGGAATCTCTAAATTTATAAAACTATCTAACTCTTGTTTTATTTCATTAATTCTACTTTGATGATCTGACTCAATCTCCTCACATTTTGCTTCAATATATTCTCTTGATTCTAATAATCTTTGTTCTGTTTTTGTTTCAGTTTCTGCAAAAAACTTCTTATAACTTTGTATTTCTTTTTTTAAAGCATAATCTACCTTATCATCTACTGATGAAATTTCTTCTTTAATTTTTAAAAGATCTTTTTGATTAATACTCTTAACAGATTCTGTGATTGCTAAAAGTCTTTCCGATATTTGACTATTAATTCTCTCAACTTCTAAATCTAAAGATTTCTTATGGCTAACAAATCTTTCATCAATTCTTATTTCTGATTGAGATATAGAGTTTTTAAGTTGTGGAGCATCAACATTTAAAAAGTTCTCAACTGCTTCAGATAAGGAATAAAATTCCTCTTTAATACCAGTCAGAGTTTTTGAGTTTAAAGACTTTATATTATTCTGTACATTTTTTATTGATTCTTCAACAAAAAAGAGTTGAGATACGACAGTATTATCTAAGTCTTCTTTTTTTATGCAACCATCAATTTCTTTTTTAAGAAGGTCTATGCCCTCTGATAACTGATTTATTTGTTCAACACTTGTTTTAAACTCTGTGATATTATTTGTAAAGTCTGTTAATGCTTCTATATTACTTAAGTTATACTTAAAAGCATTGAATGCCTCATTCAAACTTTCTACTCTTTCTGGAGCAGCAGAATTTAACTCCTCATTAACCAAGTCAAGAGAATTTTTGGATTTAGTATCATTAAAAAATTCTGAGGGTTTTCTTAGTGGCACCTACTATTACTCCATTTCCATCTATAGTAATATTTATTTTATAACAAATTCATTCTTTATCAAAGTCTTTATTTTTTAATAGTTTTGCTAACTCTGCGGTAGAACCAACAAAAAGAGCGTTGGTTACATTTGAAGGACCTCTTACTTGTTTTTCTTCCTCAACTTCTTTTAACTTTTTCTGAAGATCCATCAATTTATCTGTTGCATCCGCGACATTTTTAATTAGTTGTCCAGCAACTTCATATGCTCTCGGCATTTCACTTTCTTGTGCTAACTCAAGAATTCCATTAATTGCTTCTTGACCCTTTTCAATCAAACTATAAAGATTACCTCTTGTATACTCATAGTCTTTTTTAATATCTTCTACTGAAGACTTAATATTTTCAATTTTTTCAATCTTTCCTTCAGTTTCTTTTGATACTACTTCCCCATCAACATTAAATGTTTCATTAAGATCGTCAAATTTCTTTGTCATTTTCATACCATACTGCCACTAAATCCAAAGTCATCACCTTCTTCAACGAGAGCATTGTCAGCTGCTGTGATGGATTTAATCTCTGCACCTCTCAAGTGAGATGTAATCGTTGTACCATCCTTTCCTCTTTCAACAGTCAATACATTTCCATTTTTAGATTTAACATAGACTTCTTCACCTTCGATATCCAAATAAGTTTTTGCAACAATGGAAGTTGCATCATCAACCGTTAACAATGTGTCTGTTGTTGTTGCATCTTTTGAAAGATTTGTAACAACTGTTCCTGTGTAGTTTTTGATCGCTCTTGGTGTCGAAGTAAAGACAACTTCTCTCGTTGTATTTGTAATGTCTGTACCAGTAAGATAACTGATTTTTGCAGATTTGATAATGTCTCTTGTTGCGCTGGAAACAGGTCCAAAAATATAAGTTTTTGCAGTAAATCTCAAAGTATAGAGAAGAACTCTTCTTGTAGAAAAATCACCATCATAATCATCTTGCATAGTGATATTTTCTAAAATGATTGGAATATCTCTTTTCTCTCGTATTTCTTCAACTAGTTCTACTGATAGATTATATGATGGTTGAAAATATGGTAAAATTTGCTCAACAATTTGTAGAGCATCATCATTAAGTTTTGACATAATGCTCAGTTCAAATTGCATATTATATGGTACTGGCATATACGCCTTTTTAGTTTCTGACCCATCTACTGGATCCTTTACAGTAAATGTTTGAGTGGTAGTTACCTTTCTTGAAGGGTCATAAGTTAGACCAGTAAATTCAAATGACATTCTAGGTAATGTCAAAGATGTTGGTTTATTTAAGTCTGGAGACTGATTTAATCTCGCTAAAAACTTTTGTGTAGGTCCATATGCCAAAGGAACCTTTATGACACTTACAACTTGATCTGAAGCGTTAGTATGTTTTATAGAAATATTATTAAAAAGTGTGCCAAAAGATATGACAGTTCTTCTTAAAATTTCGTTGTAGAAATACTCAAACATGGTTAGATCCCTTTATAATATTATTAATCCTAATAAAAGTTATTTATGGGATCCCAAAAGGATTAGTTTCAGAAAAGTCTAAAATAGAGTCTGCCTCGATCTCTATTTCTGAGTTACTTGAATATCCATCATTTGGTGGATTCAAATCAACTACTCTCAGTTGATGAGAAGCACCTGATTCTGCTCCAACCACATATTCTCCAACTTGGAATGATCCAGTGACTGAAGCAACTTCAAGTTGATTTGTAGAAGAGTTCCATGACCTTACTTTTGCAGTTGTTCCGCTAATAGATCCAGTTACTGTTTCATTGAATATAAACTCGCCAGTTGAGTTCATAGATGGTGAAGCGATTGTGATAGTAGGTGCTACGCTATAACCAAGACCAGCATTAGTAATTCTAATAGCAGTTACTGTTCCAGCAGCACTTACAATTGCTGTTGCTGCAGCGGATACTGTGGTTACTCCAGTTAAGAATACTTCATTTGTAAATGTAACTTGCGGTGCAGAAGTATACCCAGCACCAGCACTAGTAACTGTTATGATGCCGACAACACCATCTCCAATTGTTGCTGTAGCAGCTGCTCCGCTTCCACCACCACCAATAAACCTTATCATAGGTGCAACTGTATAACCTAGACCTGGATTGGTTATATCAACCCTTTGAACAGACTTTGCATTGGGATTTACATTATCCGTACATACAACTATTCCAGATATCATTGTAGCGGTTGCTATACCTGTTATTCCCCCAACTGGTGCTGAAGATATTCCGACATTAGGAGTAGAAGTATAACCACCACCTCTATTTGTAACGGTGATGAGTCTAATACCACCAGAAGTAATAATACCAGAAACTGCTGTTGCAGTTACTCCAGTACCAACAAGAGTGAGAGTCTGAGTGTTTCCTAAAATCGTAGAAATACCATCTTCTGTTTGTCCCAGAGTTCCAGATCCTGCGGAAATACCACCAATCAAAACATCATCGATCTCTGATATTCCGGTGTCAATAACTTCGTCTTCATATCTAAAGAGTTCACATTTTAATTGATAAACGTAGTTTTTTTGAAGTTGATAGAAAGGTTTCTCATGCTCTACAAATTTAACTTCAAATAATCTATCACCAAGAGGAAAATAAACAAGATCACCTTCTTTAGGTCTAGTTGTTAACTTTATATTTGATTCATTTTTTATTAATGGTGAAATATAAGTTTCAAATCTTTCTCTTGAAATCGTTAAAGTTATCTCTTGAGTCTGTTGAATACCAAATTTTGATAAGATCGTGGTATTATCCGCATATCCTTCAAAGTTTTCTAAGTATGCTTCTAATGGATATGCATCATCAAACATAGACTGTATTACTTCTCTAAGTACAGTCTTTTCTGTTAGATATTTTCTTGGTAAATAATGAATTTCAACGCCATACATTCTCAACTGTTCGTTGATCAGATCTTGAATTAAATTTTGCTCTGATTTTGAACCCTGTTGAAAAAATGGATTAAGCATATTTTTAACCGATCATGTCTAATGGTGGGAGTTCATATGTAGACATCATTTTTTCTGAGATTGCGTCAAGTTCTTTCTGTGCATCATCATAAATCTGCCTTCCATTCAGTTCAATACCACCTGGAAGTTTAACTCCTTGGAATTTTATTAGGTTTTGTCCCCATTGTTTTTTAATAAGTGAAGTTAAATATTTTTTCAAGAAAGAATCATTCCAAACTCTTGTATAGTCATTTGGATCCAATACTCTATAGCAGTCAATAATAATATAGTCTCCAACTTGAACACTACCCCAATCAATATCCAGATACAATCTATCCTGTCTTTGATTAAACCTAATCTGTTTTTGTGTAGTCAAAAGAAAATCAAGATCTTCCAAATATGTTTTTGTCATCGCATATGTTAAAATCTCTGTAGATCCCCAATAATAAATATCATTCAAAAACAACTGATACTTAACACTAAACATATTATTAGTTGTTGTGTTAGTACCATCAAAGTGATAGATTTTGGTTATACCAATAACTGATGGTGGAATCTGTAAAAAATTGCTATTTTCTTTGTATGAAAAAGTTGTAGAAACTCCAGCAATAGTAGCAGATGCTGTTGTTGTTACTATACCTGCACTAGTATTGTTCGGTGCTCTTCCTCTATCAATATCTTCTTGAGTTAACTGATACTTTAAAAATACTTGACCAACACCATCAAAATGCCTCTCTTGAAAATACTGAACAGCATCATCTACAAGATCTTCTATTTGCTCATCGGCAACGTTGATCTCTAAAACTGGAGCACCCAGTTGTCTTTTGCAATAATTTATTAATTCAGACCTACTTGATGGTTGTGCCATTTACCAATATTCCCCTAAGTGTATTTATGCTGGGGCTGAAGAGATGCCTGGAAGAACTAATATGTTACCATTAGTGATATTGTAAACAGTAGAACCAGAACTTACTAAAACGTTATACACATATCTACCTTCAGCAAGACTTCTTGTTGCGGTTGATCCTAAAGAAATCTCAAATTTACCACCTGCTGCACTTGTAAACCCAACATTAAATGTTGCTATAGCATATGCACTAGATCCAATAGAAACACTCTTTGACATTTGCGCGGATCCACTATAACCAGTAAAGTTATAAGCAGAACTGGACGTGTTAACTACTGTAAATTTTGCTTTAAAATCTGATCCAGTATTAATAGTAAAATTTGATCCTACTGGTACTCCCGAATCGGGATCAAAAGTAATATTTCTACTTGGCATCAGAAACTCCTAATTGTGCTAAATTTGAAACAACTTCTTGCTGTTTTAAATATAGTTTATAGTAACACTTAGCAACTAACTTTGCCATTTCAACATCATCTATACTATCTATCTCCGCAGAAACTTTGAAATATTCAAAACTTTTGCTGAGATTTTCTAATTCAATTTTGTCTGGATCCATTTCCATTTAATAACTCCTTTAGCAAGAACTTGATCTCATCAATGTCACTCTTCATGCTAGCAACTTCTTGTTCAATAGTTTGTACCTTTTGATTCTTTTCATTTTTTGCTGCACGTCTTGCAACATATTGTTCGTAGTCCAATTTATTTACATTAAGTATTGAATTTGTTTGAGGGTCTCTTGCAAGATCTGCATGACCCTCTACACCATATCTTTCCATATCAAGCAAGTGCAATTATTCTAAGATCCTTAATCCTTGGTACATATACTTGACTTGTAGAAGTCAAGACAACTTTCACTCTATATGCTCTAAAGTCTGGTAAGTTGTCCGCTGTAAAAGTATACTCCTTGAACTCCGTGGTCAATGGACTAAATCCATATGTATTTGTTTTTGGAACAAACACATCGGACTCACCATTACTATCACTAGAAGAGATAACTCTACCTCTTGTATCGAGGTTTAAATATCCAGGGAAAGGAACAAAAATTGGATTAGATCCGGATTCATTTGCAATATAATAAAATGCTCTGACATCGCAATTTGTGCTAATATTTGCGGATAAAAGAATCTTGAGAGAGGATGCTGAATTTTCCAAAATAATTTCTTTAGAAATATATTGACATGCTGTAGGATCAGTATCAATTTCATTTACTCTTCTATCAGTTGCATAATCTACTACTACATCATTAACTCTATTTGAAGTAAGAACAACACTTGTTCTTTGACCATCAATAACAGGAGAAACGCGACTATCAACTGTTCCCATGAATATTCTCATATTCATAGATTTGGATCCTGGAATATTGCCAAGTTGATTATCTTCATTTACTTTAGATGCAATCATTCTTGGCGAATCAAGATAGTTTGTTTCATTCAAAGTAATGGTCTCAAATCCATTGTCAATATATGGAATCTCAGTTCCACTTATACTCTTAGAAGTAATAGTTCTCAATTCACCACTGATGTTGGTTCCACGAACAGTTACATTCTGAATAATAGGAGTAATGAGTTCAAATGGCATATTCTGTGATGCCTTTACGTTATATCCTCCAGCAGATTTTGTTTGATTTAAATAAAGTGCTGGATATCCAATATCATTGCTTCTATCATCATTATCAACATTAAGTGCTTCCATATTCAACTTGATATGGTAAGAATCAAAAGTTATTGGATTAGAAACAGTTACATTATTCAAGTCATGAGTCTTATTAATTCTTGCGAGATTAACTCCTCCAAGTTCATACTTGTAAACTGGTGTTCCAACTGGATATGTAAGTGGATTTGACCCTCTTACAATGTTTCCACCAATAGTATTACCAGAAACTGAAGTATATTCAATAATCTCATTACCAATCAACAGATATCCAATATTAGTAGTACCAACACCAACATTTTCAAATGTTGAGAAACTTATAGAACTGTCTACTGGTATTCCGCCCGTAGAAGTTGCATTATATTCTGCGGTAAGTTTTGTTGGTTTTATGTCTGGAAGAACTCCAGAAATCTTAACTAAGTTGTCTGCAAAATACATTCCATGGTTTTGATGATTTACCTTAATATGCAAACCATCATTAACAACATTTATTGACGAAAGAGTAACATTTCCACCAGTAGAATAGTTAAAATCAGTCGTAACACCCGAACTATTGGTGTACTGCATTGTGTATCCAGCACCGGTTATAAAATTACCCTGTACATTATCAAGAATCAGTTGATTTGTGCTTGCAATTGAAACGACAGTCAATCTTGCATTTCTACCAACAGAACTTACTCCAATGGTGCTTATTCCAAGAACATCTCCAATTTGATATCCGGAT